GGCGTACGTCATACTAGTTAATATAGTTGTGATAACTAACTTAGTAAATATTGTTACCCCGTTCGTCAAACGAGTGTTAAATCCCTTTCTTAAGAGATACGGCAGTTGCTTTACAATCAACCTATTCCTTTACGAGGGAAGAGACCTTTAAGTTCCTCTTTAAATCCTTCATAAATTCTCGGCATTACCTTCTTGAACTTGTCAGCTTGAGCACCTAACTGAAGTATGAGTTCTAACAGTCCTGCATTTGGAACAGTTATAATACCTTTCATTAGTTTATTAATAATGGTGGGAGCATTACTTCGTAAACTTAGAAGACGGAAGACTTCAGAAGCACGTGTCCTGTTCATAAAAGAACTATTTAAAACCGCTCGTATAGTACATTTGTCATCCTTCAACACCTCATCCAAGGAAGTTTTAATAGTACCTGTAAATGCCTCAAAGTGATGTTTATTGACACACATAAGGTAAGATCCGACGAGTAAGTCTAAGTTGTTAGAGAAAGCGGGACTGTCGCTAAGGAAAAAGCTGATATGTTTTCTGTTTGTTGTTTTGAAGAAATTACTGGTATTGAGACAACCCTGTTCTCCTAAGAGTTCAACTGGTAGTAAGGCGTTTCTGACGCCAATACGTTTAGCTTCTTTTATAGTCTCACCATAAATCTCAGTCTGTTTATTAATATAAGTGTTTTTATCTTTAGAACTACTACTATTTCGTTCAATTAGCCATCTGATATATTTATTAGCGAAGAATTCAAGTCTTGAATCAAATGGACACGTTATGATAGCAGAGGACAACCATTTTGCACTTCTAAATATGTGATCCAAATCCTTACTATCATTGAAAATAAACTTTCTGAGTACGCTTGGAAAGTGCCATCTTGTCATGCCTTTATCATCAATGAATCTCTTAAAGAATCGACAAGTAGTGGGTACTGTCTCATCATTTAAGGTTGGTGACAAACTAGCAACTACAGAATCACTTCGTAAATGAGTAGTCTTCTTAATTATATTATCTATATCTAAGAGTCTGTCATCCCACTTACAAAAGATCTGTGTATCATCACCTCCAAAGATACCATTTGAAAATTTGGCGACTCTGCCTTTTCCCAAGACTTTTTGTAATATCGTTACCCATACGATATAATTTACCAGCGTATTAATAAGGCTAACAAGAGGATGGCCTGAAGGCATACCTTTTTTAAATTTGTATACAAAACCCGGAGGTATAACCACATTCTTGTTCATAATAGTATCATAAAGAAACGAAAAGTACCTATCAATAGATCTGTCATTCTCTGGGTAAACCTTTCTAAGTAGACTAAAGGCCGCGAGAACTAATTCCTTTGTAACATCAGCGTCGAAATGTCGCCAGTCACATCTGAATTGCCAATCAAAATTCGCCTTCATTCGGCCGATCCATCTATTTTCACGGATTGAAAAATTCTTTCCTATAAAGATGCAGTTTGTGTCAGCGTACTTAAGTGCTGCTGTGATAGGCTGTACTATTATTAATGATAATAAAACTAAAGGTTCTTCTGGTATCCAGATCGCGCGAGTCGCGATATCTTCTGAATACTCTAGCGACGTCTTTACGTCTTTGCTTCTCCCACCTAACGTCCACAAACCTTGCCAAGCAAAACGCTTAGTTTTCAAGTGGCGAAATATAGTCCTAGCAATCTCGATACTTTTATTTACAGTTTCTTTCCTTGAGTCGCCAAAGAAAAGTTTTGTAAAGAAACCTGGGTGTGCATCTGGATTGATGTATATTGACTTCAAATCCTCTTCAGTAGGAAATTTGAGTCGTGGTAACCGAAGCCACGGAAATTTTTCTTCTTCTAAAATTTTAAGGTAATCTTCGCAAGTTAATTTTTCTTCTACAGGAGTAGCAAACTCTTCTAATACTTGCTTGTATGTATCATAACTACCTGTCCAAACTTGTCTCTGTACGTCAACTCCTTTCTTATCAAAATCACGTAAGAAATTATTGTTTTCAGATAGAAACTGTTGAACTTTGTAATTAATAGGATAAGGATATGAAGGTTTATAACCAACGTAATTTGGAGTATAACCAATCATTCGACATACTGAATTAGGTTTGATAGGCAATCCGTGTTCTGAAACATATCTTCTACGTTTTTCTACATAACAAGCACCACCAACAGTGTAAAAGATCGGTTCTGTATAATGTCGAATATGTTTGCGTCGACTACGAAAAGGTACATAGTCCCGTGCCATTGAACTACGCAGTACATTGTACAAAAAGTCTGAACACTCAAAACTACCACGTTTGGCTCTGAAACCAGATTCCGTCTCATAAAGACGAAACGCATCCACTATCGGGTGCCACCTGCTTTTTTCATAGAAGTCGAGTATTGTAGAAGATGTGAGATATTTGACAAGTGACCACTCTCCACTGATATTGTCGGAATGTAAAAATTTACACCTTGTGATGCTATATACTCCTTAATATCTTCTCCTGCTAGATGGCGAGTCCATAAGTCTTTTCTAAAGTGATCTAATAAATTAGAATCATAATCAGAAGGAGATGTGTAGTTTTCTCCAGCTTCAAGTTTTTCATTTTCGGTCATCGCTTTATCAGCAGATAAGAATTGTATAGAAGAAAGTACATACGGTAGTGGTAATTGATTTTTTGGGTAGGTGAGTATGAAGGCTTTTTCATCACCATCCATCAAGTCTTTCAGATCACTAGCATATTTTTCATCCAACTTTTTCGAATAATCAGCGAAGTATTTGCTTAGTGCAGTTTTTCTCTCCGATATTTGACGATTCAAAGAGTTAACTTTAGCAAATTTGTCTTTAAGTCTTTCAACCTCATGTAACTTTAAGGATTCAGCTGCCCAATCAGGTAGTGTAATCATAGCATTGAACTCTGCATTCTGTTCGCGCATCCAAGCACCAACATATTCAGTTCTATTAGCAAGTTCTTCAATAGTAGCATAATTGATGTAATCAATTTGAGGATACTTTTGAGACCACTTTTCTAGAATAAAGGCTTCTTTTCTTAGTTTAACTTCTGCTTTATTTAAAGTAGGCATTGTTTTCATCCATTCCTGGCGAATTAAATGCTTATCAATAATTATTTGTCGGCTATTTTTCTGGGTCATTATTATTTTATAATTGGTTTATCTGATCACTCAGTCTTACCGTACCCCGGCTTTACGCAGACTTGTCTACGAATGATTTATTAGATCGGCCGCTTAGCTCACGCTTGGGTCACAACCCACTAAAGTGTATTAGGTGGTAGGATAGGAGTTTACCCCATCAAATCAATTTTCTTACTGGTTGGTAAGCAATTTTTGATCTCTGCTTTAAATAGGCTGTCGGCACAGATACGCTCATCATACCCTACTTTAGGTTTTGGGTCCATTTTCGCAGGAAGGCTAGATTTATTGCTAAATCAATAAAACAAAAATTTTAACACCTTTGTAAAGTGTACAGAAACACATCTTATTGCTAAGAGAGAAAAAAAGTAGGACATTTACATTTCTTTCCACAGCCTTTTTCTTTTACAAAAGGCCCAACACTATTCTTTCCCTATAAACTAGGAAAAGCTTAGCGGTGAGTGAGCACTTGATAAATATATCACTATATCAGTATCAGTTTTACCATTAAGTTATTTAGCGACTATAACAGGGTCTAATTAAAAATAAAGACCTGGTAGCTTATACGCAGATGCACACCAATTACCAAAGGAACCGCGAGAATCAATAGGAAACTCTAGACTATGTCGCAAAAGCTCAAGTTTTGATTCCAAGATATTCATACCCATTCACGTTGTCCAATATAGCCTCAGTTAATGCT